CCCCGGAAAAACCAACAACGGCCGCTGAGGCAGCTCTCGCGGCCGGGAAACCGCCAAAGAAGGCGGATACTACCAAGGAACCCCCCCTGGTCTGAGACCAGGGCACAGTACCCCACTAGATGTTAACTGTGTGGACTGACACCAATCAGTCCAAAACCCTAAAAATAAGGAGCTGAAGCCGATGGCTTACAAGCGACGCAAAATGACAAAGAAGACCTCCCGCAAAAACTTTAAAAAAGGGGCTCGGCGCGTGAATCCGAAAAATTACCAGCGCGGCCCCATGCGGGGTGGCATCCGGCTCTGACCGATGCCGTGCTTCTCACCTTTGAAGGGATGGCTACGTAAAAACGGCACTGCCGGGCAAATCACCTTCAATATACGCGAGGCTTATACTGACCTCCCGCGCACTATCCCTTGTGGGCAGTGCGTGGGGTGTCGCCTCGAACGGTCAAGACAATGGGCAATTCGTTGTACCCATGAAGCGAGCCTCTACGAGGAAAATAGCTTTATAACCTTGACCTACAACTCTGCCGGACTCCCTTACGATCGCTCATTGAGCGTAAGAGCCTTTCAACTATTTATGAAAAGGCTACGTAAGAAATACCCGCAAAAAATCCGCTTCTACGCTTGCGGAGAATATGGCGACAATTTAGGTCGCCCTCACTATCATGCGTGTTTATTCAACCATGACTTCGCGGATAAAAAATTCTGGAAATATACCGGAAAAAATAAGGAACGCCTGTACCGCTCGGAGGAGCTGGAACAGCTCTGGCCCCACGGCTACAGCTCAACAGGGGCCGTGACCTTCGAATCAGCGGCCTACGTGGCTCGCTATATAATGAAGAAAATAACAGGCCAACAAAGTGACGCTCACTATGAATGCATAGACGAAAACGGAGAAATACATCAACGCAAACCGGAATTCACAACAATGTCAAGAATGCCCGGTATTGGCGCTCCGTGGTTACAACAATACAACACTGACGTCTATCCAAGTGACTTCATCATCATGAACGGGAAGCGGCTACGACCTCCCCGTTACTACGATCTCAATCTAGAATTGACACAACCCGACGATCTGAAAAAAATTAAATGGACGCGGAAACAAAATTTCCGTAAGCATGACGGGAATAATACCCCGGAACGTCTACGCGTACGCGAAACTATCCAACTCAAGAAGCTCCAGGAATTGGAGCGGAACCACGATCAAGAGGACTAGAAATGGAACTGCAAATGTTCACGGTTTACGACAGCAAGGCGGAAGCCTATCTGTCACCGTTCTTCTTCCCTTCGAGGGGTCAAGCTGTCAGGGCGTTCGGCGATATGTCGAACGACCAAAATCACTCCTTCAACAAACACCCCGAAGACTACACGCTGTTCTGTCTCGGAACCTTCGAGGACGAAACAGGGACAATGCATCTCTTGCCGACCAAGGAATCTCTTGGTCTGGCTATTGAGTTCAAAGACCCACTGCCTCCGCCTCCGATGGCGTTAAGGCAGGTGGACACACGGGGAGGCGTGTAATGCCCCCCTCAGTCATGCAACACCAATTCTCGCGGGTTCCATCCGCCGAGATTCAACGGTCGAGCTTCGACCGATCACACGGTCATAAGACGACCTTCAACGCCGGCTTGCTCGTCCCGATTTTCATAGACGAGGCGTTGCCCGGCGATACCTTCAATCTGCGAATGACGGCGTTCGCCCGTCTCGCAACCCCACTGCATCCGTTCATGGACAATCTGTTCATGGACAGCCACTTCTTCGCTGTGCCGATCCGGCTGTTGTGGGCTAATTGGCAGAAATTCAATGGCGAGCAAACGGACCCCGGCGACTCGACGGACTTCCTCATCCCGACCATCACAACTATCGCAGGATATGGGGCGGGCCAATTGGAAGACTACTTCGGCCTGCCCACCGCGGTGGCTGGTCTTACTCATAGCGCTCTTTATCATCGGGCTTATAACCTCGTGTTCAATGAGTGGTTCAGAGATCAAAATCTTCAGCCATCTGTCGTCGAAAATAAAGGAGACGGACCGGACGATGTGGCCGATTACAAACTGCTCCGAAGGGGCAAGCGCCACGACTACTTCACGTCCTGCCTTCCCTGGCCTCAGAAGGGACCGGCGGTAGAGCTGCCGCTTGGCGACAGCGCTCCGGTCACCGGCCTGGGTAAGGCGACACAATCCTATCTGAGCTCCTCGACAAATGTGTATGAGACGGAAGGGACCGGAACGGTTTCCTATGCCGCGTCTTTCATACCGAGCAGCGATAATTCAAACCAACATCTTCATGTGTTGGAAGATCCGGACAACACCGGGTTTCCCGGTATTTATGCGGATCTGTCGGCCGCGACGGCCGCAACAATCAATCAACTCCGCCAAGCCTTTCAAATTCAGCGGCTTTACGAGCGCGATGCTCGCGGCGGAACCCGTTACACGGAAATCATACGATCCCACTTTGGGGTGGTCTCTCCCGACGCCCGGCTTCAACGGCCGGAATATCTCGGCGGCGGATCGTCACCAATCAATATTAATCCAATCGCTCAAACTAGCGAAACGTCCACGACGCCGCAGGGAAACCTTGCGGCCTACGGGACGGTGACTCTCAATAATCACGGCTTCACAAAATCCTTCACCGAACACTGCATCTTGATCGGCTTCGTGTCTGCACGGGCCGATCTCAACTATCAACAAGGCCTCAACAGAATGTGGTCGCGCTCGACCCGTTGGGACTTCTATTGGCCGGCACTGGCCAACATCGGGGAACAAGCCGTACTGCAACAAGAAATCTTCGCATCAGGCGTGAAAGTCGAAGACGAACTGGTCTTCGGCTATCAAGAACGCTTCGCGGAATACCGCTACATGCCAAGTAAAATTACTGGCGAGTTCAGATCGAACTTCGCCCAGTCGCTAGACACTTGGCACCTTGCACAAGACTTCGCAACTGCACCGGTTCTCGGTGCTACCTTCATCGAAGAGACACCACCCGTCGATCGGGTGATCGCGGTCGTAAGCGAGCCGCATTTCCTCTTCGATTCCTACTTCAAGCTCAAATGCGCCCGACCCATGCCGATGTATTCGGTTCCGGGCATGATCGACCACTTCTAGGAGGTCGTCATGGGCTTCCTATCGAGCCTCGTAAAAACAGTGGCCGCGCCGCTTATCGGCGGGGCCTTTTCTGCGTTCGGTGCCGAACGCCAAAACGCAGCTGCTCAAGCTGCGTCTCAAAAACAAATGGACTTCCAGAGAGAGATGTCCTCAACCTCTTACCAGCGAGCCATGGCCGACATGGAGGCGGCGGGTCTTAACCCTGTGCTCGCATACCAACAAGGTGGGGCGTCCAGTCCTGGCGGCTCCACCTATTCGCCCGTGAACGTCGGCGCTGCCGCCGTCACTGGCGCCGCTGGCGCCAGCTCGTCGGCCGTGCAGGTCCGGCGAACAACGGCGGAAATCAAAAATATTAATGCGATGACAAAAAAAGCGGCTCAAGATACCCGCACAAGCAACATGCAGCTCGAACTGATGCGGGCTCAAGCGTTCACCGAACTCCAACGAAAGGGACTCGTTGGCGAGGAACGCTATCTACTTCAACAACGGGGCGTGATGAACGAACCCGCTGTACATTCTGCCCGCTCTGCTGCCAGCATCCTCAGAACTCCAGGTGGTCGCGGAGCAACTCGCCTGGGAACGCTCTTCAGGCAGCTCAATCCGTTCATGCGTAATCTACCCAACGTCAAATAACCGGAGGTCATCATGCACGCCGAATCGGTCGTCAGAAATGCGATGACGCGGGAACGCGTCGCCGTGCGCTTCACTGAACCTTCCCTTGCCAAGCAATCCTTCAAAAACGAATGCGATATTAATCAACTTATGCGGAAATACCAGAAAACAGGTGTAATCGAACACCTGAATACTCACCAAGGTGACTACGGCAACTTCATTGGCTTCGAAGACTATCAAATCTCTCTTAATCGTATACTCGAAGCCGAAGATGCCTTCTCTACAATACCTTCTGAAATCAGAAACAAGTTCTCCAACGATCCCGCAAAATTCCTCGAATTCGTACAAAACCCGGCCAATCTGGCCGAAATGCAAGAAATGGGCCTAGCGAACCCACCAAGGCCCGAATCCCTGGAAGGTAACCCAACCCCGGAAAAACCAACAACGGCCGCTGAGGCAGCTCTCGCGGCCGGGAAACCGCCAAAGAAGGCGGATACTACCAAGGAACCCCCCC